TTGCCGCCGCCACCGCCGGCGTCGGGCGAGGAGCCCGTCTTGTCGGCACGCTGTTCTTCCAGGTCCGCGACCCGCTTCTTCAGCGCGGCGTTTTCGGCCGTCAGATCCTCGACCTGTTTCGGGAGCGCCGCCGCGTCCGCGTCGAGCGCCGCCGGCGCCGGCCCGTCGCCGTCCAGGTGGACGATCAGGTTGGGATCGGCCTTCATGGCGTCGATCTGCGCCCGGGTGAACGTGCCGGCCGGGTGGGTAACGTCGCCGGAATGGGCCATCCCGGCGCGGCGGAAGCCGTCGCGCTTGGCGATGACCCGGACGTGGCGGTCGATCTTCTTTGCTTCGGTCATAGACGTGTCCTTTCAGGGTCTCGGGTTAGGCCAGCCACGGCACGACGATGACCTTGGCCGTGCCCTTCCAGACGTTGGTGGCGCCGGCGGCGTCGCGTTCGGAGTTGACGACTTCCAGCGCCGCCCCTTCCAGGGACGGGGGCACGACCAGCGTGTCGGGCATGTTGCCCAGCGGCCGGCCGTAGTCGCCCTTCATTTCCTGAAGGGCCGCGCGCGCGGTCTTGTAGGCGTCCTTGTCGAACGCCTGCTTGGAGCCCCAAACCGATTGCCACAGGCCGAACCCGACGTTGACGCGCGCGTCCACGCCGTAGCGGTATTCCTTCCGCATGAAGACGTTCTCATCATCCATCTTGTCCATGGCCTGGAAGGTGTAGTCGCGGCGCTTCTGGAAGATGACCGGCTTGATCGGTTTCTTGCTGTCGTACAGGAACCACGGAGTGCCCGCCCCGCCGTCGGTGTTGGCGACGCTGGTAACGTTGCCGTTGGCGTCCAGCACCGGATGGTCGGTGTCGAACATGTACTGGCCGTCGTAGCAGGCGGTGGTGAACCCGGCCTTCAGGAAGGGAAACACCAGTTCGTCCGGGTGGGCGCCGGCGGACTGCCCCATCGCCGTGAACAATGGCGTGTAGACGCCCAGGTTGTCGTCGTCGATGTCGTCGCGGTCCACGCCGACGGTCATTTCGAACGGCTTGTTCTTGATGGAGTAACCGTGCGCCTGAAGGCCGTGGATGACGCGGTCGCCCACCCACTCGCGCATGCCAGGCAGCTTGCCCAACCAGCCGTATTCGTTGGTCCTGGTCGTGCTGTTGGTGACCGTCGCGACCGTCGTGTACTGCGACGGGGCCTGGCCCAGGCCGGCGTTGAACGCCGTGTTGAACGCCGTGTAGAGGCCGGTCAAGGTTTGGCGATTGATGGTCAGCCCGCCCAGGGCGACCGCCGGTGCGGCGCCGACAAAAGCCTGAAGGTCGAAGCCGTGCTGGGCGGCATCCGCCGGCGAACCGGCCAGGAAACCGAGGGCGCAGACCGCGCCGACGGCGAAAAGGCAAAAGAGGTTATTCATTGAAAGGGTCTCCCTTAGAACTCGACCCAGACGCCGGTGGCGTCCACGTCGTAGATGATCCCGGCCGGCGAGCGCGTGGCGGCGCCGTCGGTCTTGGCGACGGTCTCGTCGTCGACGATGTAGGCCGTCCCGCCGATGTCGGCCGCGGTGATTTCGTCGCCGCCGGCCGAGTTGGCGAAGCGGAACACGCCGCGCTTGACCCGCACGGTCACGGCGCCGTCGGTGCCGCCGGTGTTGTCCACGCCGGTCTCGACACGGCCGAGACCTTTCTTGCCGACGGCGGTGGCGCCGGCCTCGACGAAGCCGGTGGCCGACAGCATGGCGAGGGCGCCGGTGTACAGCTTCTCGCCGGCGGCGACGCCGAGCTCGCGGTCCACGCCGCCCTTTTCAGGGGTGTTGCGGTCTTGGGAGAGCATTTAGGCCTCCTCGCTCTTGCGGGTTTTCAGATAGTCGGCTTCGGCAATCCCGGTCTGGGCGCAGATCGCCTTCTCTTCGGCCGTCAGTCCGCCGGCATCGGTGTTGCCGGGTTCTCCCGTGGCCTGGCGGCCATCGGCCAGCAGGGTCGGCTGCTTGTCGACGAACGCCTTGAAGCCTTCGGGGTCGCGGGTGCAGTAGTCGACCGCCCAATCCTTCTGGGCCGGGGTGATCTTGCGCGCCTTGACCGCGGCCTCCACGGCAACCGTGGCCGTGTCGCGGGCCCGGTCCCCCTGGACCGAGGCGAGCTGCTTTTGCAGATCGTCGACGGTTGCCTTCAGGGCGGCCACGTCGTCGCCCGGCGCGGGTTCTTTCTTGGCTTTCTCGGGGGCCTCGTCCGGATCGGCTTCGGCCGCTTCCTTCAGGACCGAAAGGGCGGCGGCGACTTCCGTCACCTTGGCGCCTTCGGCCAGGTCGAGGCTCTTGCAGATCTGAGCCCGGAAGGCGTCGCCGGCATCGCCGGCCTCAATCGCCTTCTGGACGGCGGCGAGAATGGCCTTCTCGTCGGCATCCTCCTTGATGCCCAGGGCCTTGGCCAGGGCCAGTAGAAACTCTTTCATGATGTCCTCACTTTCTCTCTTGGCAAGGGCGGGTTGGTCGATGGCCGGGTCGTTGACCAGGCCGGCGCGAAGGATGCGGATGACATCCTTCTCCTTCGTCTTCGTCGCGGTGAACACGGGGCTGATGTAGCGGTAGAGGCGCTTGGCCAGGGCGTCCGCGCCAACCACCGTCCATTCGATGCGGGCATAGATGCCGTCTGCCCGGGCCTGGAACTCGGTGATCCAGCCGGCCGCCGGCGCGGGCTTGCCGGGCTCCTTGGCGTCGGTCGCATGATCGAAGTCGATCACCGGCATGACGCCGGCCGGATCGGGCTGGCTCGCCGCGACCACGGCCGCGGCGTCCTTCACCGTCCAGGCCCGGCCGTCGCGCGCCTTGATCTCGCCGAGCGGCATCAGGCGCACCCATTCGGGCGCGCTCCCATCGCCGGGCAGGACGGCGGCACAGATGGCAATGAACGGGTCCAAGGCGTCCTCGCGCTCCAATTGCCGGCTTGCACGCCGGCATCTCTTCGGCGAATGTAGATGCATGCCGGAAGCGGCGGCATGGGGGACAAGTCCCCCATGCGGTTTTGCAGGCGTCTACTAGCCCCAACATCTGGTGTCTGGCCGTCCTGGATGGGATTTGTCCCCCGGGCGGCCCCCATATGTGGCCTGTCGGACCCTTAGAACGGGTTTTGAACGGGGGTTTGCCGTCCGGGGGCGGGGTTGCCCCGGACGAACGGGAAACAGCACGTCAGGGCGCGAAAAATTCCGCCGGGCGGTTTGCGGCGGCGGGGGTCCGGTGGTATGCTGTGGTCAGTAGCTGTCCCACATGGGTGTGACCGTAGCCAAGGGACATGTGAACGCCCCCCGGAGGCCACCCGAAGGGGGGCATTTACTTTCCCGCCTACTCCTGTCGCCGACGGCGATACGCCAAGGTGCCGGCGCGCTGGCCTTGAAGGTAGCGGTCCTGGGATGTCTGGCTACGGTCGCTGCGCGGCGCGAAGTTGGTGATGCCTGTCCAGCCGTCGTCCCCGAACTCGAACACGGTCAAGAGGGACGCCTGGCCGTCGCCCCCGCCGACCTTGAACCGGGTGACGTAGCGCCGGCGCAGCAGATACTCACCCGGCCGGCCCTCGCGCTCCTCCCAAACCCACCAGATCTCGTCCGGCCCCTTCAGCGCGTCGGCCATCAGCAGAACGAACGGGTGGCGGCCCGCCTTCGTCACCTTCAGTTCGCCGTCCGCGTCCCGGAACAGGTCGGCGGAGATGACCAGGTCTTCGCCCGCCCTGTCCGTGAAAACCGCGCCCTTGTCCATGGTCGCGCCGAACTCGGCGAGGAACCTCTCGGCATAGTCCCGCTCGGCCAGGTTGCCGGGGAGAACGCGCCCGGCCGGCACCGCGCGCGGCGCCGGCAGGTCCGGCAAGGCCGTGTTGGGCGGGAAGCTCGTGGGCAGGCCGCCCCCCTGAGAGCCATCACGCGGCGGCGGGGTGAAGGCCCGCAGCCGCGCCTTGCCCACGTTGTAGTCGAACCCCGGGTGGATGCCTTCCGGCGTGTTCAACTCGCGCCCGGTGCGCGGGTCGACGCGGCGCACGCGCTTCACCTCCGGCGGCGGCGAGACCTTCAGGCCGCGGCGGTCGAGATCCCGTTGCGACAGCTGCTGGACGGTGCAGCCGCAGTTGAACCCGTTGGGCGGATAGTGCGTGTCCCAGAACGGATCGTCGACGGGCCGCACCACGTCGTGGAACGCCTCGTGGCTGTGGCGCTTCGTCGGCCGCTGCACCTGGACATAGCGCAGGTAGGGGCGGGATTTTTTCACGCGCTCGATGCGTTCCCACCTGCCGGCGGCGTGGGCCATGCGCATGTTGACGTTGAATATGGTGCGGAGCCGCCGGTCGCTGCCCAGCTGGGCGTCGACCATTTCGCCGGTCAACGGATCCTTCAGGGTCTTGCGGCCCCACCATCCCTTGCTTTGCAGGACAGGCGCCAGGGTCTTGCGGAAGTCCTCGAACGCGAGCCCCCCGGCGATGGCCCGGTCGACCTGTGCCCGGATGTCCTCCAGGATGTCCACCCGCATGGCCTTGGCGACGGTGAAGGCGACGGCGTGCTCCTCCTTCCACACGTCCCGCCAGTTGAAGCCGACGGCGTAGCCCTTGCGCCGGAAGAACCGGATGGCCTCTTCCGGGGGCAGGCCCGGAAACTCGAATTCCGCCATGGCGGCTACTCGCCGTCGCCGATGTCCGCGCCCACGGCGCCGGCGATCCGCGCCTCGAAGCGCGCGCGGGCGATCATCTCGCCCAGGGCGTTCACGTCCATGCCGGCCGCCAGGCCGGCCAGGTTCTTCACGAAGTCGTCATAGGAGGCGGCGCCGGACAGGCCCTTCTCCAGCGCCTCGACCAAGGGGGCCATGGCTTGCGCCAGGGCCGTGCCGTCGCCCAGGCCCTTGACGTAACGCTCCAGCGCGTCATGGGGCTCGGCCCCCTTGTCCTCGGCCGCGGCCAGGATGGCGGCGGCCAGGCGGCGGGCGGTTTCCCCGGCGCCCTCGGGCCGGGTGGCGGCTTCCTGTGCCGGTGGCGCGGCCGGCGGCAAGATGCTGTCTTCATCGTCCTCCGGCGGCTTCAGGCCGGTCTTGCCGTAGAAGTCGCTCTTGCTTACGGGGACGCCCATCTTCACGGCCCGCTCGGCGACCTCGGAGAACAGCTTGGGGTCGACCTGTTCGGCGCGGCCGATGTGGATCTGCGGATAGGCCGCCTGTTCGCCGAAGTTGAACGCCACCATCAGCCGGATCAGGTCGCGGTTGATGACGCTGGCCAGCTCGACGCAGTCCGATTGCTCGATGTCCTCGCGGACCTCGTTGTGTTCCTGGCTGACGGCGTGGCCGCCGGAGATCGCGTCCGTGGTGGTGGTCTGGCCCAGAACGATTTTGGACTGCTGGCGCTCCATGAAGGCGGCCAGCTTCTCGTACATGTCGACGGACGTGCGGCCCTCGGATTTCACGAACTCGATCTTCATGCTTTCCGGGATCACGGCCGCCGCGTCGCGGGAAATGCCGGCGACGGCGCGCAGCAGTTTGCGCTTGTCCTCGGCCGTGGCGCCGGGGCCGTACATGCCGACCCGCAAAGGGTGGCCGTACACGTCCGCGAACTGGACCCAGGCCTTCACGTCGAAGTTCTTGAACAGGTAGGCCCAGGCCGCCGGCCGGGCGATGCCGGTTTGCAGAGGCAGGCCGGACGCCACCTTGATCCGGCAATAGATGAACTTGCCGGGATCCAGCGGCCGGGCGCCGCCGGCGCCGCGCAGCATCGGCGTCGTGCCGTCGTTCCGGTCGAACTCGATCCAGCGCGGATCGACCCAATGCAGGGCCTGCGGCATCCACTGGCGGGCCGACGTGTCCCAATCGGTTTCCATCAGGGAGAAGCCCTTGCCGACGGCATCCAGCATGTCGAACAGCGCGCCTTGCAGGATGCCGGTGTCGAGGAAGTCCTCGATGAATTCCGCGTGGCGTTGCTGGTCGGCGCCGTCGCCGGCCGGCGTCACGGTGATCGGCAGTTGCGCGACCTGGCGCTTGCGCGTGCCCAGCACCGCGGCGTAGTGGAGATCCTTCAATTCCATTTCCTGGGCCAGGGCCAGGTAGCCGGCGGGCTGCCCCTGTTCGGACTGCTTGACCAGGCCGGCCAGCTTCTCCGGCGTCATGCCGTCGGACACGTGATCGCTCCAAGGGTCGCGCATGTTCATCACGTCGGGCGTGGCCTGGCGCTCCTTCAGGTCGCCGGCCGTGATCGGGTTGCCCCACTGATCGAGTATCGCCATCACCAGGCTCCTTCCTGCCACGTGCCGTCGCCGGCGCCATCGTCGTCGTCGTCCCAATCCTCGGCGCGCATCGGGAACCGACCCTGCCCCCCCGGGCCGCGGCCGGGCCCGGGCATGGCGCGGCCGGGGATGCGCGCGGGGGTGTAGTCGTATTCCTCGACCGGGGCCAAGGTCGCGTAATAGCCCAGGGCGCCGGCGATGGCCGCGTCGCCGTGGCGCAGGCCGGCATCGGCGTGGGCCTTGGTGCGCAGCGCCGGAAGGCGGATGATGCCGTCAAGGCGCTTCAGCTGGCGCAGGTCGTCCCGGGTGTCCCGGTCCCGCGGCACCGAAATGTGCGCGTCTTCGAAAGCGGCCACGAAAGCGGGCATGTTCTCGCGGTACCATTCCTGCGAGAGCTTCACCTTCTCGATCCGGTGTTCGCCGTAGCGCTGCCAGGCCACCTCGGCCAGGTAGGCGCCGTTGCCGCCCTCGTCCAGCGCCCCCTTGGTGAACCGGGGCAACAGATCCACGATGTAGAACAGGACCTGGCGCTGTTGCTCGAACGGGACGTTCAGCATTTCCACCGTGAACGGGGTCTTGCGGAACAGGTTCTTCGTCACCTGCATGGGCCAGATCACGGTGCGGTCGGAGGTGCGGCCGAAGTCCTCCCCGAAATAGCTTGGAAGGTCCTTCGAAAGCCCTTCAAGGGGCTCCAGAAGATGGGCCTCGCACCATGCCTTGATCTCGGCCGCGCGGGTGCCGGCGTCGGCCAGGGCGAACGCATCCTTGCAGGTCAGGCGAAACACCTGGGCTTCGGGATCAACCGCGGCCTCGATCAGCGCCAGCGGCAGGACGACCCCGCCGCCCCGGCGCGGAATGCAGTCCAGTTCCTCGCCCGCGGCGTCGCCGTAGAAGCCGCGGATTTCGGCTTCCCATTCCGCCTTGCCCTCCGGCGTCGCCTCGCGTCCGGTGACCAGGCAGATGCGCTCGTAAAGCCCGTCCTTCAAGGCGTCGGCCAGGGTGACGGTGAACACCTTGCCGCGGCGCTTCTTCGCGCGGATCTCGCCGATCAGCTCGTTGAACGGGTTGTCCTGGCCGTTGTGGGTGGAAATGACCACAACCCGGCCGCCCCACATCAAGAGCGCCAGGGCGGCCTTCAGCAGCTCGTCCAGGTCGTCGTGGAACGCGGCCTCGTCGAAGATCACCATGCCCTGGCGGCCGCGCAGGCTGCGCGGCGTGGACGGCAGGGCGACGATATCGAAGTCCTTGAACGTGATGCGGAACGCCTTGATGGATTTTTCGGGATCGCGGTCATCGCCGAAGACGGTTTCCTCGACCTCAGACGCGGCCTGGTGAAAGACCCGCGCCCACATGGCGCAGGTGTCGATGAACTCCCGCGCCATGTCCAGGTTATAGCCGATGTAAAGCACGTCCATCCCACCGCCGGCGCGGCGCTTGCCGGCCGTGGTCACCGCCTTGAACGCGACGGCCCAGGTGAACCCGATCCGGCGGCTTTTCTCCACCACCAGCAGGGCCGTGGTGTCCATCAGGCCCAGGCCTTGCTTCTGGTATTTCAGCAGAAGGTCGCTGCCGCCGGCGCCCAGCCCGGCCGGCAACTCCGGCGGCGCGCCGCCGGGCCGTTCGGGAAAGGGGCCTTTGCCCTCTTGCTGGAAAGGTGCGGACATCGCTTACGGTTTCAAAACCAGTTCCTCGATGCGCGCGAGAATGTCCTGGTCGCCGACCTTGCCGCGCCCGGCCTTGGCTTCCTCGGCCAGCTTTTCCTTCAGCTCGGCCGAGAGGCGCTTGCGTGCGGCCAGATCAAGGTCGGTGATTTGCTTTTCGGCGGAGGTCAGGTTGCGGGCGGCGCTTGCCAGCATCATCACGTCGGCCGCCGGCAGGTTGAGGAACTCGCCGTCCTCGGCCATGGAGGCTTTGAAGATGATGTTGTGCATGATCTCCAGGTTCATGCGCACCAGGTCGCTGCTGTTCTTGTCGTCCGTGCGCTGGGCCAGGGCCTCGGCCATCTGGCGGGACCGCAGCATTTGCTCCGCGACCACGTCCAGCTTCTTCAGGTGCCGTCCCATGGTGGAGCGAGGGATCGCGATCTCGAAGGCGTCGAACAGGGCCTCGCACACTTCCTCGATGGTCAGGCCCTCGGCATGGCGGTCGGCGATGAACCGGCGCATGTCCTCCGGCAGTTTGGCGATGGTTGATTTTTGACCCATGGTCGGCTCCTGGGGCCTATTGCCACGGGGCCACGGGGTGTCCCCGTTCAAATTTCAAGAAGGGGGGCACCTCAGGCGCCCCCCGGGGCCGGCCGCTTGACCCCCGGCACCACCGACCGGCCGGCGGCCACGTCGGCGCCGCGCTGGGTCAGTTCCGCCACGTGCAGGCTGTCGCTCACGGCGGAAACCTCGATCAGGCCCTGCTCGGCCAGCCACGCCAGGTCGGCGCGGACCGTGTCGCGGCTCACGTCATGGCCGATGGCGCCGAGCGCGGTCTGAAGGACGCTGCCGTTGGCGCGGTGGCGGGGCGCCTGGGTCAGCACGCGGAGCACCGCCAGGCGGCGGTCCTCGGTCAAAAGCGCTTGAAAGCTCATTTCCTGTCAGCTCCCGGTGAAATGTGGTGCTGCATCAGCAGATCCACGCTGGTGTTGATCTTCTGCACGGTCCCCTTGATCTCGCCGACCCCCTCGCGAACCCTGGTCAGTTCGGTATCGACCTCGCCGATCCGTTTATAAATTCCGCCGACGTGATCCATGTCGGGGCGATTTTCCAGGGTCGTTTCAACGGCCGTAAGGCGATTTTCGTGACCATCGATGCGGGCGTGAATACGGGTGTCGCCGCCCTTGATCCGCCGCCACAGGCTGTCGATGATCGACCACCCCACGGCCGCCAGGGCGATCAATGCCGGCGGGTCGGTCCAGGACATGGCTTGCTGCACCTGCGGCTCCATCAAACGATCACTCCCTGCATGAACGCCTCGCGGTCGACCGCCGCCGGATAGCCGGCGACGCGATGATCCGTGAACGGCGCCGCCGGGATCGGCAGGCCGACAATGGGCCCCCGCATCCAGGGGCCGGTGAGCGCGCGCCAGGCGAGCGCCGCCCACTGCCGCCACAGCGACGCCCGGCCCTTGAACCGGCCGCCGCCGTCGAAATAGAGCGCCGGCGCGTTGTGGCGGAAACCGAGCCCCAGCAAGGGCAGATGGGGCACGATGTCGGCGGCCCGCACGAACCGGTTGTGTTCGACCAGATTGACCCGCCCGCACCGGGCGAACGCCCGGTCGCCGACGCGCGGCGCGCCGTAGGTGTAGGCTTCCTCGATGCCCACGAAGATCGCGGCCAGCAGGGCCACGGCGCCGCCCAACGAGTGGCCGCAGGCGATGACGGGCGTGCCGCCGTCCAGCAGCCCGCGCACGCCGGCGCCCATCTTGCCGTTCACCACGGCCGCCGCCTGGCGCAGGAACCCGGAGTGGACACGCCCTTCGGCGCCGCTCAGGTGTTGGCCCGCGCGGGCAAGCCGCTGCTTGCGGAAATCCAGGTCCGTCAGAATGTCCCGGTAATCCCGCTCCGTGCCGCGCACGGCCAGGACCGCCAGGCCGTCGCCCCGCAACAGGCAAGCGTTGGCCCCGGAGCCGGCGTCGGCCAGCACCTGAAGGACATCGAGCCCCAACCGCCGGGCGCCGGCGGCCAACGCATTGCCGTCCCGATACGCCAGCTCGGCCGCATGGGCGGCCAGGCCGGCGCGCTTCCAGTCGATCCGGGGCGCCGCGTCCACGGAAGTCAGCCGGTCTGTTTGGCCAGGCCCGCGCAGGCGATCTGCACGCGGGCCTCGATGCCGTTGACATCGGCGGCGATCACCACGGCGCGCTCGGGGATCGAGCGCAGCCAGTCGACGGCCTCGTCCATGCCGCGCAGGCTGATCTCCTCGCCCCGCTTCGCGGCCAGTACCAGGACCGTCTTGACGAAGGTCAGCTTGTAGGCATCGCCGGCGGCGTCGAGCCCGGCGCCGGCGGTCAGGGCCTCGGCCATCAGATCCAGCTTTTGCGAAAGCTGTTTGATCTGGGCCGGGACTTCTTTGTTGAAATGCGCGTGCATCAGGTCGGTGAACAGGGCGGCCCGCAGCAGACGGACTTCGGGCGTGCAGGCCTCGCCCAGGCGCTTGTCGGCCTGGCCGCCGACGAACGAACAGCCGGTCAGCAGGGCGCCGATCAGCAGGACGGCGGCGACGGGTGACAGGATCAGGCCGAGCAGGAAGTTCTTATGCGTGGAGATCTTCATGGAAGTCGTCCTCCGTTTTCAGGAACAGGCCCGCGACATCGCGGGCGCGTCCGGGGGTCTGGACAGCCCATTTGCTGTCTAGGGCTTCATCGTGGGCGGTTTGGAAATCGCGGGCGGCGACGGCGGCCAGCATCTTCCTGAAGCCGGCGAGGCGCGGCCAGCCGAGCTGGAAGCACATCTCGGCGAGCGCCAGGCGCGGGCCGAAGGGCAGCCCCCGCCAGTCGGGCAGATTGCGGTCCAGGTCGCCTTGGGCCACGTCCATGTCGTAGTCGAGCAGGAGATCGATGATGAAGTCCGGCAGGCCGCCGCCCCGGCGCGCGTCGATCAGGTGGCCGACGCCGATGGTCCAGAAGCCCTCGCTGTCCTGGTAGGCGTGGCGCACGCGGCCCTCGTGATCCTCCAGGCGCTTGGCCAGGAGGGAACGCAGATCGGGCGCCTTGGGCGCGTCGGGGGATGAGTGCCGGCTCATGCCCGCAAGTTAGCGGGCGGGGGATTTCCGGGGCATGGGGGACGGCTCCCCCCGTTGCACGTGAAACACTGTGCGCGGGGCGGCGTCACCATGGGGCCGCGGACGCCAATTCGTCAAGGCGTCGGCTCTGTGACGTTGCATTTCGGGCAGGGGATGCCGCGCTTGTAGGCGCTCACCGGAAGCTCTTCGGGAATCCAGCCCGTGTCGTGGCCGCAGTGCGGGCATTGAAGCCGCACCATGTCCCGGCCGGCGTCGGCGACGTGCATCAGTTTACGGCGCGGCACCCGTGGCGTGTTCTGGTCGGGGAACAGGGGAAGGGTCATGCCACGGATTTCCGGCGGGGGCGGGCCTTCTTGGAAGCACCCGCCCCACACCGCCGCGCTCTACCAGTCTGAGCTAAGAGGCACTCGGCCTCTGCCGGATTTGAACCGGCGCCCTCGGTTTTCAGGTGCTCTACCATCTGAGCTACCGCCGAAGCGGGCGGGACTTGAACCCGCGACCTTCCTGCACCGTATGCCTGGCTCGGCATGTTTACATCTCGCATCACCCATCTCCGTCCATGATCTTCAGCAGCGGCGGCGTCACCGCGCGCTCGGCCGCGCGGCGGGTCTTCTTCACGTGGCTGCGCGTACAGCCGATCTCGGCCGCCACGCGGTTGTGGCTGCCGGCGGCCTGAAGGATGCGGACCTTCTTGGTGGCGGTGGGGATCATGGGGATTTCCACGACGCCGCCCCCGTGCAATTCGCTCATGGCGCGCGCCACGTCCAGGCCGCAAGCCTGGGCGATCACCTGACCCGGCCGCGCCCGAAGGGGAATGTGGCGCGCCTGGCCGCCGAAGGCCCGCGCCAGCTTCAGCGCGCCGACACCGCCGTCGCCCAGCATCTCGGTCAGCTCGCGCAGCATGGGGGGCCAGGTCTCGACGGGGGGAAGGCGCACGTTGATTATCCCTTTCCGGACCCAACCGTCGCCGCCGTTTTCAAACGGCAATCCGCCGCCAACTGGCGCAGCGCCGGGACAAAGCGAGCGTTTAAGACCGGGTCCGCCGCCAATGCGTTCGCCAACTTTTCTGCGTCGTCAGGCGAATAATGGTAGATCGACCTGTCGGGCTGGGTGACGTAGACGAACCAACCGCGGCCCTCGATATAGGCAAGGCCAACGCTGTCATTCTTTGCCGCGTCTTCGGCCGTCATGGTCGTGCCCGGTGGAAAGTCGCTCTTCACCCCGGCCTCCCGATCTTAAGCGGCGCGGCGCCACCGCCCATGCCGTCGGCCAGACCGACGCCGGCGCCGGCCCTGTAGCCCAGGCCCTTGCTGTCCATGTCGCCGCTGCGCTTGGGCGCGCCCAGGGTGCCGAGAGGCCCGGTCTGTTCGTCGCGGTAACGGCTGGCCCGCAGGCGCTTTGACGCCGAAACCTGCGAACCGAAGCGTTCCCACAGCTTGTTGTTGAGGCGCGTGACCAGGCCTTCGCAGAACGCCAGGGCGGCGCGGGCCTTGGCTTTCTTCGTCCGCTTGCGCTTGTAGTGGGTTGTCCGGCGGAACGCCCTCAGTTCGGCGTCGACGGCGGCCTCCAGCATGTCGCGCAGGTAGGCCGCGATCTGCGGCGCCGGGTCCTGGCCGTAATAGGTGACGTGCCCGGTGCCGTTCATGACGCTGGTCTTGACGATGGCGCAGTTCAGGCACCTGGCCACGGTCACCGCCAACAGGTCGCGCACGTGGGCGTTGAAGCGCACCGGCCGTTGGGCCCGGACGGCGGACATCACCAGGTCGTCCTCGGAAAGGCCGTGCTCCGCCATCAGCCGCGCGGCCTTGTCCATGGCCTCGGCCGCCTCGGCCTCGGTGAACCCCCGGGCCGTGGTGCGCTCCATGATCTTGCGGACCCGGGCCTTGATGTCTTCGCGATCCGTCATGCCGGCACGTCCACACAAGGCGGGCAGGAACTCAGGGTCTGGCGCCGGGACTGACGCCGGCGGCGCCGGGTCATGCGGCGTTCCAGGGACCGGAGATGATGGAGCGGGACGAAGGCAGGCCGGCGGCCCAGGGTGACGATTGCGGGGGGCTGTTCTAGTTCCAACGATCCGTCGGCCGCGGCGCTTCCAATCGCCTGTTGGATTTCTGCCTGTGCTTCCGCAACGAGGTCCGGATGAACCGCCATAGGCTCCGGCTCGGCTTCCGCCGCCGCCTTGGCCTGTTCATTCTCCCTGGCGATGCGGTCAAAGGGGTTCTCCGTCGCGGCCCGGCCAGGCTCTTCCGCCGGCGCCGGCGCGGGCTCCGGTTCGGGCTCGGGCACAGGTTCCGGTTCGGGGTCGGGGGCAGCGCCGGCCGCGGGCCCTTCCTCGATCCGTTCCTCGGCGTCGGCCAGCGCCTGGGCGATGGCATCCTCAACGTCGGCCAGGACGCGGCCGTTCTTCTTCTGGCGGTCGTAGACCTGCCACAGGCCGGGCACTTCCTTGCGGGAAAGGGCTTCCGCCGGCGTCATGGTTTCGGGGTCAGGCATCGGACGCTCCCTTTCGGCAAGCCGGGCAAGGGACCGTCGCCGGTGCGCCCTCGGGCACACTGGCGCGCGGCTCGCTCGGCGCCGGCACAGGGCCATCGGGCATGGGCACCACTTGGCGGGTGTCGTTGCAGGTGGGGCATTGGACGCGGGCGGGATCGAAGCCGACATGGAGCGTCCCGGCAAGTAGTGCCCAAGGGCGGTAGACCGCTGCCGCCGCCTCCAACGCGCGGGTCATGGCCCCGCGGTTCTCCGCCAACTCCTCGAGTGAGTAATCCCGCTCGTAGTCGTCGTGCAGGTACGCCTTCAAGGCCGCATGCACGGCCATTTCTTGGATATTTGACATGGCGCTTACCCCGCCATCGCGGGTTCGGCCGCGACGTAGAGGAAGGCCATGATGGCGTCGTACCAGTCGGTGCCGTCGAGATCGGCGCTGCGTTCGGAGCGCACCTGGCCTTCTTCGTCCTGGACGAGGAACCGGCCATCGTGCGAAGCGTAGATCACCGTCCGGTCCTTGCCGGCGAAGGTGCCGTAGATCGTCACGAAATCACTGCCCCGGTCATAGCGGCGGGTGTCGATCTCGAAGCCGGCCGCCCGGCAGGCGGCCCGGATTTCGTCTTGCGTCTTCTGGCGTGGAAATTTTTTCATCTGGGGTCCTTTCAGGGGTTGGTCTCTTCGATCAGCGCGATGGCGTCGTCGAGGCCGGCCATCTGCCGGTCGGCCACGTCCTGGCGCATGCGGCCGGACCTGACCCAATCGGGATAGAGGCGCTCGCGCATGGCCTTCTCGCGGCGCAGCTCCTTCAGGGCGTTCTCGGCCCGCCCGTCGTTGCCGAACAGGTCAGTCATTGGCTCCCTCCATTGCCTCGGCCGCCTCGGCGGCGCGGATCGCGTTGAGGTGCGGCAGGGCGTCGGCCAGGGTGTCGAAGTCCTGGTCGATGCCGGCGACGACGTAGAAGCGGCCCATGGGCACGTCCTTGGGCGCGCGGCGGTTCTTGGGGGTGCGGCAGACGACGCCAAGCTGCGGGTACTCAACGCACTCGTAGATCGACACGTGATAGTCGCCCAGGTTCATGTGCATTTTGAACTTGGTGTGAGCGGCCTTCAGGTCTTCCATGGTGACGGACGCGGTGTCAGGCATCGTTGGCCTCCGTCGGTTCGGGCTGGCGGCGATGATCGACGGGCAGGCCTTGGACCTGCGCCGCGTAGCTGGCCGCGCCCTTGGCCGAGCGGGCGAGAACGACGACGTCGGTGCCGTCTTCCAGCCAGACCTTGAATGCGGTTGATGCCTTGGGCTTGCTAATTCGGTGGGGTCTCCTTCGTTCAGGTGGCGGCGGATCAGGCCGCCCAGGTGGCGCATTGCACGGTCGGCGGTGGCGGGATCGAGGTGCCATTCCGACGCATGGTTGGGGGTGTAGCCGGCGGCCTGGAGCCATCCGGCGAGGGCGAAGGTGCTGCCGACCTTGGCCCAGCCCAGGCCGTGGAGGCGCCGCCACTGGGCTTGCAGCACGCGGGCGCGCGGGTTGCCGGCGCCGGACGGCAGGGGGGACCAGTCGACGCCGCCGCCGCCGTTCTCGACGGTGCGGGCGGCCCAGGCGTTCAACGCCTCGATCACCTGGGACGCCTGGGGCGCGGTCAGGAAGCGGATGGCGTCGCGCCCGGTCTGGCGGCGGACGAAGGCCATGAGGGCCGCGTCCGAGCTGTCGCGGATCAGGCCCAGGTTCCACAGCGTGGCCCATAGCGCCCTGATCTTGGCGCCCATGGGACCGCCCTCCTTGGCGGCCGGCGTCGCCCGTTCGCCCGAGCGGCCGTGCATGGCGTCCAGCACGCGGCCCATCTCCATCACGGACAGGTTCTTGCTTGATCTAAAACCGGTGACCCGTTCCAGCAGGTCGCGGTAGGTGTCGTCGTCCAGGCCGAGCTTGCGCCGGCTGGCGTGGATGGCCTTTTGCAGCCTGGCCCGGCGGTCATCCGCTGCGCCGGTCATGACCGCCTCCGCAGCATGTAGCCCTGGGTGTGGATGGTGACGATCTCCAGGCCCAGGCGGCCCAGCGGCTTCCGCAGGTCGCGGACCATGGGATAGATCGTGACCATCGGGTTTACCGGTTCGTTCCGCGGCGCCCACAGGTAGGCGGCGATGTCGCCGTGAGTGACGAGGCGGCCCATCCGGAGGGCCAGGCACTCCAGCATGGCGGCGTGGAGGGGCGGCAGCTTTTCGGCCCGCATCCCCACGCGCACCGCGGGCGGCTCCACCGTCACGACGACGGCATCGCCTTGCGGCAGGCGTTGCAGGCAAAGGGGGCAGTTCTCGGTCATTCCAGGCCCTCCCCGGCGGCGGCGTCCTTCCCGGTGGCAGCGGCCGGCGCCGGCGCCGACGGTTCCGCCCGCCCGTGCACGGCACGCGTGGTGGCGGCGATGATCTTCTCCGACGCCACGCCCAATTCGCGGCAATGGGCCAGGGCCAGTTCCAGGACCGCCAGGGGGCTGGCGTCCCGTACCGTGTCGCCCAGGGCCTCGCCCAGGGCGGCGCGGCGCACCCCGGCCACGGCCGCCCGCAGGTCCGCGACACGGGGCGTGTCGTGGCGCGGGCTGGGGAACAGGGCGCGCACGGCGGCCTCCACGCCCAGGGCCGCGTCGATCAGCCGCGGCGCGGGCATGACGGCCACCGTTTCCTGATGATGTATTCGAACCCGCCGGCGCGATGCGGGCGCTGGGTCAGGAACACCTTGCGGGCGGCGGCGGCCTGGGCCGCCACGCGGGCGGCCAGGTCGGCGCGTTGCGACCTGACGCGGGCTTCGGCCAGGTTGCCGATGTGATAGACGGCCTCGGCGCCGGCCGGGGCTTGGGCGATGAAATCCGCCAGGGCCTCGACGCCGACGGCGGGAATGAACGGCTTGCGGTTCAATGGGGCGGTCATGGGCGTAGGTCCTTTCTGTTGGCTGCAAAGGTGGCCTTCGGGGCGGCTTCCGTGGGGGACGGACGGGGGAGGCCGGGCCGCCCCGAAGGCCGAGTTGGCGGCGCGCGAGCCGGCGCGCCGCGAATGGGTCATCCATCGATCTCCACGTCACCGATGTTCACGATCTCGCCGGTGCCCTCGCAAATGTCGCCGGGGTGGCCACCGGCGTCGGGGTGGCGGGCGATCTCAACGGCGGAGCCGTCGCCCACCGGGTAGGCGCGAACGCGCGCGCCGCATTCGGGGCATTGGTGCTGTCCGGCCGCCGTCATGCGTCCGTCTCCTTCAGGGCGAAGGGCTTGATCTCCAGGGTTTCGGTGGCGGATACCGTGACGCCCTTCACGCCGGCGACGGCGGCCGGGTCGTCCAGGATGGCTTCCTTGTTGATTTCTTCCTTGACGCGGACGAAGCGCTTCAGGCCCAGGGTCTTCAGGGCGGCCAGGACTTCCTCGGCCTTGCGGATGGAGACCTTCGGCGGGTTCTTCCGCCAGATGAACTCGCCGGTGGCCAGGCGCGCCAGCTTGCGGCCTTTGCCGCACAGGCGCTCGCGGTGCTTCTCCGCGTAGGCCCGGAGGGTCTTCTCCACCTCGTCGGCCTCGGCGCGGATCGGCGCCAGGCCCTTGTCGGTGGCTTCCTGGATCGCGGCGATCCGGCTTGCGCCGTGCGCCACGACGGCCTCCATGCGCCGCTGCAAGCTTCCCAGCTTGCGCAGCATGGCCACGGCGTCGCGGTCGGTCAGGTTGGGGTCCAGGGCCGGGGCCTTATGCTTCGTCGGTTTCGCCACGGGCGTCCTCCATCAGGTTTCGAAGGGGGTGGATCAGGGCGTCGACGCCGGCCAGGAGCAATTCCAGGGCGGCCACGAGCGGGAACAGGGCGCGGTTGCGCAGGCGGTACCAGGTGCGGCGCTTCATGCGGCCTCTCCGTTCATCAGGGCGCGGCCCGCGTCGTGGGCCAGGACCATCACCGTGGCGGCGGCGATCTTCGCGGCCTCCGTCTCCGGCAAGGGGATGCGTTGGTTGCTCAACTGGATTTCGGCCAGGGCCAGGGCCTCGGCGATGGTCACGGCGCGTGTCATCAGGAGCTGCGCCTTGCCCTCCGTGCCGATGGTCACGCAGATGCGCCGCCGGCCGGCCGTGTCCTCGATCACGTTCACCGTCGTGCCGTCGCGCAGCTTCCAAGCGCCGAGGACCGCGCCCAATTCCCGCACCGGGCCGCGGGGCCAGGTGACGGCGCGCAGCGTGTTGGTGTGGCCGCTCACAGCGCGCCTCCGCGCCGGTAGGCGTTGAGGTCCGCGACGCCGGCCGGCAGGATGCGGCACGCCGGCCGCGCGGCCGGAGGAACCGGCAGGGCTTCCAGGGCGGCGACGCCCATGCCGGCCGCCCGCAGGCGTTCGGAAATCAGCCCCAGGGCCGTCGGCCCGGCGCCGCCGAGGCGGGCGAGTTCGTCGACGGCCTCGGCCAGGTTGTTCAGATCATCGCTCCACATGGTTCGGTCCTTTCGCGACGCTGCTGTGGGGGCAT